TCACGAACTCATGCCGACGAGAACCATCGCGCCGACGATCAACACATTGGCGGTGACGATGTGCCAAGTCAGATGCTCTCCCAAGAACAGGGCCGAGCCCAACATGATGGCTGGATAGGATAGGGAAATAAGCGGGTAGGCCACTGAGAGCGGGGTGCGCGAGAGGGTCGCGTACCAGATGCATGCGCCAACGACGAGCATCGCCAGCGCGGCCCACAACGCCCAATCAGCAAGGGCCCGTAGGGTATACCGGACGAACATGCCCGCTTCCATGGGCACTGCGCCATGGGCGTTCAGCCGGCTTTTGATGATGATCTGTGAGCCGGCCACCATTGCGACCGTGATCAGAGCGGCAACGACAACGAGAATGCGAGACATGGAGCCTCCCGAGCGGTCCCTTTAAGCACCCGCGCCTCGGCAAAACAACACACAAACCCCCACCACTTTCGCAACCCCTGACCCACTCTGCCGGCAACGGCGGAAGGAGAACACGCAAGTCCATGAAGACCAGCACCGCCGGCCGGGCGGCTATTTCCGCACGCGAGGGCTGCCTCCTGACGGCCTACAAGGACAGCGCGGGCGTGCTGACGATCGGCGTCGGGCACACCACCGCTGCCGGTCCGCCTGCCGTCACAGCCGGCTTGAAGATCACCGCCGCGCAGGCAGATGAAATCCTGTCACGCGACCTTGCTGCGGTCGAGGCCGACGTGAACCGGCTCGTGACGGTCCCGCTCAACCAGAACGAGTTCGATGCGCTGGTGTCGCTCGTGTTCAATATCGGCGGGGAGGCGGTCCGCCAGTCCACGCCGCGGGCGAAGGTCCATGGTGGCGGTAGAGCGGGCGCGGCCAAAGCGGTCCCGTCCGGGGACAAGATCACCCAAGGGGGGGAGAAGGGCGCGCCTGGAGGGGTGGCCCACAGGCGCCAGGCCGCACCAGCGCCGGTCCTAGCGCCCCCGACCGCAGCAAAGCCCGCTGACGCGCCCAAGCCCGTCGCAGCGCCCCAATCCCCTCCGCGCGAGCCCGCCCCGCAGGCGTCGCCATCTCCGCTGCCCGTCAATGGCGGTGCTGTCGGCATTCTTCTAGGCGGCATCGCGGCGATCCTCGCTGGAGCGTGGGCTTCGCTCGCCGGGCTGCCCTGCGAATACCTCAACCTGTTCTGCGGAGGCTGACATGAAGTTCAGAAAGAGGCCCGTGGTGATTGAAGCGCACAAGCTAGGCGATGACGGGTGGCCGGATGCGATTTGGCAGGGGGTCATGGACAACAGGATCGTCCTCTACCTCGACCGCGACGGGCTTAAGCGCGTCACTGGGCATGCGGTTATCAAAACACTTGAGGGCGAGATGAGAGCAGATGTTGGCGACTGGATCATTCGCGGCGTCAAGGGGGAACTGTATCCCTGCAAGCCCGATATCTTCGCCGCCACCTACGAAGCGGTGGAGGGCTGACCATGTGGCAGCGCATCAAGACCTTCTTCAAGGACAGCGAGACCATCGCATGGGCGCGGCTCCAGACGGCGCTCGGCTTCGTCGTCTCGGTGCTCACCTTCGTGGATCCTCAACTGCTGGCGCCAGTCCTGCCGCCGAAGTGGTTCCCTGTGTTCCTGCTGGCGAACGGGCTGGCGACGGAATACCTGCGCCGCCGCCGTGCGAGTGACCTGAAATGAGCGCGCTGATCGGAAGCCTGCTGCCGTACATCATCGCGGCTGTCGCAGCGCTGGCGGCATTCGCGGGCGCCTACCTCAAGGGCAAATCTGCCGGCAAGCAGGGCGAACAGGCCAAACAGCTCCGCGAGCGTCAGGAAGCCCGAGACACGGCCGATGAGGTCGACAACGACGTGGGCGCAATGCCGCCCGATGCTGCGAGGGAGGCGCTTAAACGGTGGGCGCGCTAATCCGAACCTGTGCATTTCTTGCACTTGTTGCCCTAGCCGGCTGCCAGTCGGCCTCGGGAACCTTCTGTGACATCGCCAAGCCTCAGCGCCCGAGCGCGACTGAGATAGCCACCATGAGTGACGCACGCGTCCAAGAGGTGCTGGCCCATAATCTCAAAGGCCAGCGTTTGTGCGGCTGGCGGCCGTGATCAGCAGTGCATTCAGCAAGGGGTAGGGGACGTGACGGGACATGAGCCGATGGACGACAACGCAGCACCAGTCAACCGCATGGCCGAGTTACCCGAGGAAACGAGGGAGTTCCTTGCCCAGCTCCGTCAGGAGGACATCAAGACGTTGAGGGACAGCCTTCGGCTCGTGACCGCGATCCAGACGGTGGGCAGCTTCATCAAGTGGCTGATCGTCGGCATTCTCGGCATCGCTGTTGGCATCGTCATGTTCGGGGAGAGCGTAGCCAAGATACTGATGTGGTTCCGGCACGCAGCCTGAGCGCATCGCTACCTCGGCCAGAGCGTCCCCGGCCTATGCGGTGGGTGCAGCCGGATACCGATGCGCCGGCCTCCGCATTTCGTGCACCGCAGCTTCGGCGTGAGGTCGTCGTGCAAGCAGCCGTGATCGCGACCTAGGCGTTCTGCCAGCGCCGGCAGGTCCGCCCACACCCAATGGCGGCAGTTCTGATCCTCGCAGTAGATGGCGAGGCGGTAGCCGTCCTCGATCAGGATGCCGAGAGGGTCGATGCTCTTCATTGGAAGAGCGCCTAGACCAACCCGCCCACCTGCGCCAGCACAACAATGGCTGCGGCTATAGCAAGGGACCAGAGAGCGCGAGATTCGAGGCGGCGGGCGTTCATCGGCCCCTCAGCGCCATCCGTCGCGCAAACCCGCTTTCGGGAAAATGTTCCAGCGCGGCAGCTTTCAGCCATGGTTCGACCTCAGCCCAGGTTCGCACTTTCGTCTCCGCCCTATATCCGTTCATTGCGTCTCCCAGCTTAATCTCGAATCCGTCATCCCAAAACGTCGAAACGGAGAAGTTAATTTCGCTGTCGTATAGAGCCTGCATGACGTTCATCGAGCTAGTCTCCCTTGCGGATGGCGTCGGCGATAATGTCGGCGTCAAGGTACGTTTCGCCGTGTATCTGCCCGTATCGATCGGGCGCGCCAAAACTCTCCGCGACCCGCGCGCACCGCTCGCGCTCGGCAAGGATAGCGCGAGCGATGGCGTGGACAGCGGCGTCTTCCTCTACCTGACCCCGGCGACGGCCGTCTGCTGTCCAGTCGCAGTCGAAGTCGAATGCGACATCTCGCGCCGTCCGCGTCACGTCCTCCGGTATCTCACCCATCCTGCTTCTCCGGTTGCCGCTGGACCGCGATTTCTGGACTGCTAGGCTGCGTCTCGGTGAGGGCGGCGTCGATCATGGCGCGCCAGTTGCCACGCTCTGTACCAGTTCGCTCCCGTCCATATGCTGCATCCACCATCGCATCCGTTGGCTCCCGCATCGCCTCGATAGCCGTTCGGGCATCATCTACACAGGACATCCAGTTAGGTTTGCCTTTCACGAGCGTTTCGGCGTCAGCGCCGCCCACATGGGCATAGCGACCGGCCGCCAGCCTACGCGCGACTCTCTCCACCATTTCGTTCTCACCCATCCTCGTTATCCCTTCTAAGTGGTGGTGGGGAACTGCGCGAGAGCATCGCGGAGTTTCTGCCCCAGAACATCATTGATGACGGCCGGCTCCATCTCTTCCCATGCGATATGCCTCGCCACGCGCCGCTTATAGTGGTTGCTCAAAGCCATCGCTGATTGCTGCGGCGGCCCAAAGCGGCGCACGTATCGCCGGAACAGATCGGCTGGGATTGTCCCCCGAGCGCCGTTGCACTGAAGGCAGGCCGCGACGTAGTTGCTCATATGGTCGAACCCACCTTCGGCTCGCGGCACCACATGGTCGCGCGTAGCCTTGAGCGTCGGGTGCGGTCCAAGCGTCATCATGCGCTCGCAGTAATAGCAGCGCCCGCGCTGGTTGACCGTCAGGAGCCTAATCTCTGCGCGAGCGCGCAT